TTCTTGCAGCGTCACCGGCACTTTCATACATAGCAATAACTACTCCGTCTTTTATACACTTTACCTTTCGTTTTTGCTTTTCTACTTCTTTCAAAATTGTTTTTGTTACTGATTTTTTCATGGTTTCAGTAAATGTAATCAATTTGTTATCCCATGCGTGTTGCATATTTTGTTTCTGTGTACACCATTCCAAATTGTTAAAATTGTTATTTTCTTTATTTCCATCTTTATGGTTTATACATGGAAAATTAAATGGATTTTTTATAAAAGCCATAGCAACAAGCCTGTGTACACGAATTGACTTTCTGTAACCATTATTACAAAGTATTACAGATGGATAACCTCTAGAACACGACGTTTTTAATTTTTTTACTCCGTTTCTCACTTTTCCCAAATTACTAACTTCGTAAAAAGAAAATTCTTTAATTGGAACAGGTTTCCAAACTTCTATCATTTTGTTCACCAACTTCCTCAACTATTCTCTTTATGACCCAATCTGCCACTGGTTGCGCCATACCGTTTCCAATAGCCTTGTACCTCGCTGAATCTGAACACGACTTATCGTCTATCAAAGTCCATCCGTCCGGTAGTCCTTGCAATCTCTCGCACTCTAAAGGCGTGAGCCTACGGACGGCATATTGTTGCCGGACTACGTTATTACTTTGCACATTATTACTTGCCCTACTCTGCAAGGCACCGTTAATATCAGCTTCTTTAGAATTCCTAACGTCAACCGCCATTTGTACCCCCCCCAGTAGACACTTGTGCAACAGCGTGTTTTTCTACCGTGTTCAGCGTGTACATACTATTTGATTCATTGTATCCAGGGCCATGATGGGATTCACGACTTCCGTTACCCTCAATCGGATATACCATATCTTCTACCACGATATTCTCTGTACCCCCCCCCATATTTCCACCGGAAGCCCGCAGTGGTGCGGTTTTTCGCACTTCTGCCCAACCACCGTAGTTGTATTCCGCATATACTTTCAATGATTACCACCTTGCCTTGTCCAACATATTGATTGTTGATTCCTTTGTAATCATCACTACACAAAGCACCGATTGTATCAGCTATCGTTATCTGTTTCATAATGCTCCACAATCAATTTATCGTTAGCTACATCCTGTCCGTTGAATCCTCGTCCATCGTGGGCGCACAGACTTCCAACTGTTTGTTTTCCGTTACAAGTTTTTGCATGACGGCTATCTGATCGTGCATACAGTTCAATGCTCCTGCCTTGTCCGTCATCATCGGCTGATTCGTCTGTCCGTTCCCTATTGCGTAGGCGTTCTGCCCCCCCGTAGTGGACATCTGTGCTACCACAGGCGGTTGTTTGTAATCACAAGCGGTTAACGGATCTGTTTTATTCTCTTCAAATTGCGAAGAGCGTTCGTCATGACCCATGCTATATGCAACATAATGCACATAGTGTGTTAATGTATCGCTCATTTCAGGCTTACAACACATACTTCTTTCATCATGCGGTATGGTATATGCTTCACTAGGGATATTCTCCGTCAGTATCGGCACTTGATTGCCGCCTGTTCCCATCCGCTGCGTCAGTGTTGGCGAAATTCCTTTGTTTTGATACGCTTCTGAATTGTGCGTTATATCGTAAATCGTCCTCTCGTTTTGCCCCCCCCACAGTGGACGTTAGTTTTTCCTGGAATAACGTTTGGTCATTCCCTGTTCCTAACGTAAACGATTGCTCTATGCCTATCAGCGCACCTTTTCCTGCTGTGCCGTCATCTCGTCCGCTACGGATTTTAACTACCGATGTCCCCCCCCTGTGGACAAGTTCGCTTGCTGTTCTAATGCTTTTTTCAATGGTGCTGGCAACTCTTTTCCTCGTTTCTCTGCTCTGTTCAGTATTCCCTGACAGGCTCGGCTCGACAAATAGTATTTTTCCGGCACGTCTGTCGGTTGCTGCAAAATCTGCGACAAGGAAGATTCTCTTTCTTCGTTGGGGTACTCCCCAAAATTGAGCGTCAAGCGTTCGCCATGCAATTTCACACTTTGGGCATTGAACCATTCCGGCTGCTGCCCATCTTCCATCTTTAGGCATTGGAATATCGGTTTCTGCGATGCTTTCAAGCACGGCTCTAAAGTCAGCACCACGCTCTGATCCGCTTGTAAATGCACCTGGTACGTTTTCCCAAACGAAGAATCTTGGTTGTTCCCCCCCAGTGGACATTCGTAATTGTCGAATAAGTCTAATTGAATCTCTAAATAATCCGCTCTGTTCACCCTTTAACCCCTCTCTGTTACCAGCCACGCTCAAGTTTTGGCAATTATGTACCACAATTCCGTTGGCGCAATATGAGTGGACTTGATCCACTTCCAAGTTGTAAACCTTTGCCGTTTTTTCAACTTTTATTACACTTCTTATCGGTTGCCATACATAGTTTTCGTCAACAATTGCTCTTGATTGCTTTGGTATATATGTTTTCCAAGAAAGCATATATGTATCATGTTGATTTACCGTTCTTCCCTCAATAACACAGGTTGGCGGTCTTTTGTTAAAATACAACTTACAAGGAATATGTAATACTTTGTGAATCCCAAGTTGCAATGACAATGCCAACTTTCGGCTAATTGTTGTTGCTGAATATGATTTTTTTAAAGTGTGATAACATCCATCGCCATCTAAATATCCTGTTATTAAAGCCTTTAAAATGGATTTAGGTAACGCTAAATATTTATATGGAATTTCCTTGTTTATTGCCCCACAGCCACAAGCTAAACACAGCTTCACAAGTCTTTCGCTGATAATTTCACATTTGTATGCTGTTCTATCTTCTTTAGGACAAACATGATATGTAGTTACTTTCTTTTTAAAATCTTCCAGCTTTCTTTTTCCAATACAAAAAATAACCTTGTGATTCACTTGGCCTTGTGGTCTGCCGGAGCGTTGCCTGTTGTTAATATATCCGTCAGCAATATATCTACCAATCAACCAAGCTTCTTCTTCTGTAATCTTTTCCGTGTTGCTTTCTTCTTTGATAATGGGAAAAGCAACAAAATCCGTTTTCTTTAAGTCTTTTACCTGTACCCATTCTGGATTTGAAAATCTACGGAAATTTCCACGCTTACCATTTTCCAACTGTGGATAATATCGTTTCATGTGTCTTACTAAAAGCGGATGGTTTTCTGTTACTTCTGTTGTCAGCATACCTTGTGCTTTTAACTCATAAATATCATTTGATTCACGGCACATTGTTTCTGTAACACGATGATATTTTCCATCTTCCGCAAGCACAAAATCCCAATCTTCACAAACCAATTCAATCGGTTTCAAACCATCTTCTGTATGAACCAATGTTCCTGCAACAAAGCATGGACTTCCTGCTGTCAAAATGTCAGGTGCTTCAATTTTCGTTCCGTCTATTTTTGTTACATCACCAAGTTGTTTCGTATTAGGAAACCGCACCTTGGTGAGTGCCAATGGAAACTTTTCAATCTCGCTTGAAAATATTGGTTTAACTCCGGCACGAACGGCAGCGAGTTGCCATCCACCCAAGCCATCGAATAACGAACCTAGCGTTAATTCCATTCTTTCACCTCTCTCAAAACCGCACCGTTATCACATTACCCTTTCTAAGCCACCTATTGTTCCCATAGCGGAGTTTCTTTTGGCTGTTCGACAGATTTATCACGAACTGAATTTGACAGCTTGCGTAGGCAATATACAAGCTGTTCCTGGAACGGTTTTAAATCTCTACTTTCCTGCTTGTACTGTTCCATACTGTTCCACGCATGGTCACTTATCACAGGAACAAGCCGGTACCCATATTTCTCATTCTTAACCAACTTCGTTCCTGAATTCCGTAAATAAACCAGTATAGCAGCCAAGTCATCGTTCATTACGCTTGCGTACATAATCAAATCCAACCACAAATCACTGTCTTCTGGCGATTGCTCTGCAAAAATATCCTGCCATTCTGCTCCATGTCTCATTTCTCTTCCCCCACAATCCGTAAAGCATCTTCCGTGCTTCTTGCCACACCGACTATTGCGCCACGCTTAATCATTGCAGTTAAAAATCGTTCCTGGTCTTTCCGTAGTTTACCGGTTGGCGTTTTCACTTCGATAAAAAATATCTTTGCGTCCGTTTTGCGAAATCCAAACAGATCAGAAAATCCGTCCGGCAACCCTGTGGAAAACCATCGTCCGTCAGCCATTTTCACCTTGCCGACATTCGCACGAAAATTCATGTGTCCTGCTTCGCTTAACGCAAGCCGTATTTCATTCATGATGTCTGTTTCTGTTTTCATCGTGCCGCCCCTAACAACTTATATTTCCAATAAATGTACTTCTGCGGTATTTCGATACCTAACTCTATTGCCTTGTAAATCATCCAGTAAAACTTGTACTTTTTTGCCTTGCGGAACAGTTCCAATTCTTCAAACGTCTTGCACTTCCGGTAATCGTTGTAAGGCCGTCTTGAAATTTCCTGCAACAAAACGCCCTCAACCACCTTTGGATCAGTACGTTCTTCCGTTTCAAACTCATATCCGCAGATTTCACACTGTTTTACGTTGTTCCGTACAACGGCATAACAGTTAGGACAGGTTTTAACGAAAACCTCATTTTTCTTTTTCTTCTTTTTCTGTTCCAGCGTCCACTCACGTTCATCATCCGGCAAACCATGTCTTGTGTAATTGCCGACATGATCCAGAATGATTGCCGTTTTCCCCTCTTTGTACCGCATACTCCGCATGGATTGTTGAATGTGCAGCGTCAGTGATTGTGTAGGCCGCAACAGCACTACCGCTTCGCAATCCGGCACGTCAAACCCCTCACCGAACAAATCCACGTTGCACAGCACTGTAATTTTCCCCTCACGGAACTCTGAAACGATACGTTCACGTTCCGTTTTGTTCGTTGTTCCGTCCAGGTGCGCTGCCACAATACCGGCATCCACAAAAGCCTGTGCCGTTTCCTTGCTGGTATTGATACTGCTGCAATACACAATGGTCTGTTTTCCGTCAGCGAATTTTCGCCAGTTTTCTACTGTGTTACCGAAAATAACGCTTCTAGCCATCAGATTTTCCACTTCCGCTTTATCGAAATCACCATTCTTTGTATGCAGATGCCGTGTATCAGCCAGTTCCACGCCATAGTATCTATACGGAGACAAATAGTGATTTTCAATCAGCCATTTCGTACTGACCGATTGGATCAGGCTGTCGAACACTGCACCCAAACCGCCCTCATTCATGCGGACAGGCGTTGCCGTAAAACCAACCACAACCGCCTTGGGGAAACCATCAATGATTTTCCGGTAGCTGGTCGATAACACATGATGGCACTCGTCCACGATAATCAGTTTCGGCTCTGCCAGTTTTGGAACACGTCTGCACAGCGTCTGCACCATGCCAACAGTACAGTAGTTAAAATCCACGCCACAGGCGTTGAATGTTGACTCAATCTGTTGGCAGAGTTCCTGCCGGTGGACAACGAACAGCACACGATTGTTCTTTTTCGTTGCTGATTGTGCAATCATGCCCTCAATCACAGACTTGCCGCCACCACACCCCAGCACGGCACATACCGATTTTTTATTGTTTCGTAGTTCATTGCGGATATTATTGATAAGATCCGTCTGGTATTGTCTTAACTCCATTTTTGTCGGAAAAACCTACCTCTTTCCCACCACTGTGTAGGACGCAGAAACCAATCAACCATGCGTGTTTGAGGTGCGTTTCCTACGTTCCTACCACTTTTTTGAGAAATAAAGTGTTCTTATACGGAACATAATACAGACGATTATTACTATGTATTTATATATATATATATTTATTTAAGTAGGAATGTAGGAATGTAGGAATATGTACATCAAACGTGCATGGTTGACGCATTTTAATTTCCTACAAAAGTCCTACAAAACCTACATTCCGTCATATTTCAGACGTACATAGTAACCTTTTTCACCATCCATAGATGCGTGGTCTGCATATTTTCCGTGCGCTGTTTTTAACAAATAACCTTTTGCCGCCCACTTTTTCTTCACAGCGTCAAAGTTGAATCCAAGATTATGTAACTCACGGATCAAAACAGTTTTGTTAACGTCCGCATAATCATTTCCAATTCTTCCCCAACGCTTTGTCTTGCTGTCACTTGAGAAATTTATTTCGTTTTCCATAATTACACCGATGATCTCACGATAAGCACGTTCCGCTACGTCAATGTCGGTCTGCGTCTTCAGATATGGTTTAATATCATCTATCGTAAGTTCCGGCTCGTCATTATAAAAAACGATTCTTGCAACAGCGTCAGCTATCAGTATGAGCGTAATTGCCATCGCCTGTTTTTCTGATGTGTCCTGGCATCTTTCCAACACGTTTTTCATTTTCGTTTCAAACATCTCATGGATTGGAAAGTCTGACAGTTCATTAATAAACGGCTCACCTGCAAGGCCATAGTTCTTACCGATAAAATTCACTACGTTGTTGCCGCCATCAACTACTTTTTCCGTACACTCAATTTCGATAACACGATTTTTCACACCGCCACCGGATACGTTCTGCGTACACGGCTCTTCACCGGTAAAGATGAATGCGTTTTCCCATGTCATCGTCTGTTGCAGTGTAGAATTACTCATGCGCCCACGATTGATACCCTCTGTGACTTGCATAATCAACGTATCGTAATTTTCATAGCGGCTTTTGATGGTCTGTAACTCATCACCAAAGAACGGCAGATTTTTCAGAATGGATGATGTCTGCATCATGGCGTTTATCGTCATATTCATAGTGCGTACCAACTTACCCTGACGAGGATTCCCCCATATGCTTGCCGCCACCATCATGCCTACCGTTTTACCGCTGCCTGTTCCACCCCACAGATGCAGGACAAACGGCAGCGCACCGGCCTTGGCTATGATTGGCGAAGCAAACGAAGCGTCCATGATCAGGCGCAACGTGATGTTTTTACGCAGTTCAGCAGTGTAACGCACCCACTCTGCCAGATTCCCCTTGCTTTTTACCGAAGCAACTAAATCTTTGTACTGATTTTCACTGTCAAGCTTTACGTTATCTGTGTACGGAATAAATCCGTTGTCTGACCAGCCAAAGTGTTGCAGTGATTTCAAAATCGGTATGGTGTCAGAATTCAATGCTACGATTTCAGCCAGGTATCTGACTAGCAACTTTGCGTTTTCACTGGTTACTTCCAATCCCATGTCTGCCAGTTCAATGATTTTGGAATTGCTTGCTATCGTAGAACGTGGAACTAATATCCGGTGCCATTTTCCGTATTTATAAAATCCAATACGGATTTTTTCGGTTTCATCGTCCAAATTTTGCAAAATTTCCAATGGCATCACCGGAATATGTGAAGCATATTCAGCTTTGTAACCGCCAAACTGATTCTGCGTCATCCGTTTTACGCCTTTATCGTCAGCAATCCACGAACCGGCTTTTAATGTCAGCGGCTGCTCCGGGAATTTCGTGTAACTATCAGAAGCAATTTCTGTTTGCGCCTTGCTACGCAGGAACGTATTCCATCCGTTGCAGAACTGCCGGAACACGCCTAGTTTCTTGGCTCGTTGCTGTGCCACGGACAGTGCATACTGTCTGCGGTTTTCGTCCTTGATGGCGTAAATGGATTCAAAGAACTGGATCTGAATCAGATCCGTTTCCGTTTTATCCTCATAGTCAATAGTGAATTTATAATCAGCTATTTTCTGCGGATCACCGCCCTGGGCAAAATAATCAGCAACGTCACCCTTGTATGGGCATTTTTCCCATACTTCATTAAGTTTCAGAACATTCAATGTAACAGGCCATGCTTCGGTATAATCCATGCCCTTGTCATCGTTGTCTGGAATCAGTACGATTTCCTTAAATTTATTTAGGCATTTCGTGTCCGTTTCAGAAAGCTTGACTTTTTTCTGTGCGCCAGTGTTGCTGGTGGTAGCTAATAATCCATGCTTCACCATAGCGTCAGCACACTTTTCACCCTCAACGATATAGAGCCGTGTATCAGCAGAAGCCTGTTCCATTAAGTCCAGGTTATACAGATTGTTGCAGTTATCCGGTTTCTTAAATATAGCTTTATCGTTTTCATCTACATAGCCAAACCGGAAATCTTTACTGCCATCTGAATATTTAATTCTATGTTTGTAGTAAGCAACCGAACCATCAGGATTCTTATATTCGTGATCGTACTCTTCAATGATGGTCGGTGCTTCGTCCATAACTTTTCTTCCTTTTAAGCCTAACGCTTTCAAAACATCCGGCAGTTTTGCATTACATTTTTGGCAATAGGCAAGCACTTTGCCGCCCTCTTCCTTGATGTAAAGGTGATGCCCATTGCCGCCTGACTCGCATATTGGACAGGCGGCAACAGTTTCATTGCCCTCTCTTTTTTTGTTTTGCAAATACGGCAGGATTTCTTGAAGCGTCAGTGGCTCAAAATGGTACGTCCTCGTCTTCATAAGCAGAAGCAGCCGGTGCCGGTTGCGATGTTGCAGTTGATGTCGTCAGTTTCTTAAGATCCGGCACTTTAAATTCTTTTTTGCGAATCTTGTCAGCTGATGTCAGCGTTCTTACATACGTTCTGATACCAATCGTGCCGTCATTTTTCTGATACTCTTCATAACCCAGTACAACGCCAACCAACAGACCAATCAGTTTCTGCTCGTTACCATCGAAATCATCTGCCTTAAAAGTTGGATTGGATTTTTCCAGGGCAGACAGGAACGCCTTGAACATTCCCAATGCTTTTTCTTTGTAGCTACGGAACATACGGATGTATGACCAATCATTTCCATTACGCTTTTCGGCATCTGCGCCATAGTTCTTGAATCCACCCTCGGCAACGTCCATGACAACTTTCAGATATTCCTTGTCAGGATTGTCCGTAATGCTGACGATTTTGCACACATAACCGCCACTACCCAGGCGTTCAAACTCTTTTGCTTCTTCCACACTTCCCCAATTAATTTTCCTCATTCTTTTTGTCCTCCTTATTTACTTCAACTTCTGCTTTGTCAACAAATCCGTAATAATCACGGATTGTTGTATCTACCATCTTTAAATCGTTGTCAATTTTTACGGTTTTAAACATTCCAAGAGGAGATTTTGCAGGATTTAAGCCGTTGCTCTGCGTGGTAAACCAATGTTCCTTGCCGTCCGTTTCTGCCAGCAGAACAATCGCAAACATTCCCTCTAAAGTCAGTTGGTTATCAAGCATTTTGCCCAACGTTTTAGCTTTGATGTACCCGGTGTCATCACGATCAATGTGATGCAGGAAATAAATAATCGTATCGTCTGACGTTTCCAGGATTGCCGTCTGAATCATGTTATAAAAATTAACGGCAAAGTCAGTGAATTTATCGTAGCTTTTTTCTTTGGCACGTTTGAATCCGTCAAACGCCATCAAATACTGACTATCATCTACTGCATAGCATTTACGGCTATTTCTTTTTAATACCGCTTCGATTTTTGGGTAATCAGCATGATTTACTAACTGCAACGCTTTGCGGAACGGCAGCGGTTTGGATGCTACGTTCAGAATGCCAATTTCATTAGGCTCAAAATTCCGCAAACTGGTGGATTTTCCACTGCCGGATGCGCCTAAAATTAATACAGGAACGCCCATTTATATCACTCTCCTTGTTTCATTACATATCCTTTGTTACGCTCCATCCGGTGCCGCCTATAATAACTGCATTGATTGGATTAAAGTCATCGTTGGGGAACACAAAGATAGATGGCTTTTCGTCTTTTTCATCGTCAGGGTCAATCATTACATAAGTGCATGGATAATAAACAAACCCACCGTCTTTTTTAAACTGTTTGATTAACGGATAAAATGTGTTAGAGCCATCATGTCCGGCTGCATTGCTCTCATCGTAACAAAGCAGTACGTCAAGAGCGCACAAAAGTTTAATGCTATCAGTTGCATCTTTTTCAGATCTAATCGCAAGGAATCTTGTTTTTTTGCTTTTATAAGCGTCAGCAAGCCTGTTTAACATTCCTATAAATCTAACGGTTTCAAAATTTAACATAGTTTTATCCCCCTTTTACTTCACACTCATGCTTGTTTTATCAATCAACTCTGCACCATCAACTTTTTTGCCACTCTTAATAGCTTCTTTGATGGCAATTTTGTTAGGCTCTGGCTCTGCAAACCGCAAGTATTCTTTCGGTAACAACGCCATGTTGGTTACATTTACAACGTCTTTTGTTGTTCTGTAAGACACCGCAACTTTGCTTGTTTCAAACTTCTGTCCGGCTAATACATTTTGCAGGAAGTTTTTATACCCCTCTGCACGTTTCTCATGGCGTTTCTTGCGTTCCGTCAGCTTGTCAATTTCAGCTTTAATTGCATCAGCTTCGGCTTTTTCGTTCTTGTAACCAAGGCACACGCCCTCAATTTTTTTACTCCATTCCATCTGTAATGCGTCAAATGCTTCACGGCTGACGATTTCGCCAGTTTCTCCGTCACAAAATCTGTCAGCATCTAATTCAATAAGGTTAGCTAAATCAGCTTCAATTTCATACAGTTTCCGCATTGTTTTCACCGTCCTTTTCCTCTACCAACGGATATGCGCTCATTTCAGCAATCCTGATGTTTTTCATGGCACAAGCCACTTCATAGGCAATACGTTCAGACGGATCACCAACAAACAATACCTCGTCAAACATTCCAACCAGTTCAATCAGAGCGTTGCATCCGTAGTGCCGGATGCTGCTTTCTTCAATAAACAACACATCTTTATAGGTTTCTGCCAGTTTTTTGTACTTGTCGAAATCCAAATATCCAATAACCAAAACTTTCTTCATTCTTTATCGCTCCATTTCCGTAAAATAAACTCATTCTCTGGTATGCCAAGTCCGTTACAAATTTTCAAGGCACGTTCTTCTGGAATAATTACTTTTCTTGATTCAACGATGCTGCGAAAGTGTTTTCCTCTTACTTTCGTAAGACGATTCAGCATAGTAATTCCCAACATACGTCTGTTAATTTCTTCTATCAGCCGTTCTGCCGATATTACTACATATTGTTTCCCCGGTTTCCAATGCTTGATTTGCTCACTGTTCAGCCGTTCCAACAATACGCTTGATGGCAAATTGGTTAGATCCGCATACCATTTAGACTTAAAGAATTGGATAACAGCTTCTTTTTTTTGCAGAAGCATTTTGACTTCAAACTTCTTTTTCATATTCAGTTGTGTTTCTTCGCTTACAGTAGGGATTCTGCTGCTTCGCAACATTCGATAATCCGACACTGCTTGCACAATAACCGCATTAGCAAGAAGTTCATACGGATCTATCTGCCGCTTGGTAATGTTTCCCTCTGTACGCATATCGTTATATATGTGAGTTTTAGTAGCCATTTTCCTCAACCTGTGTTATAATAAAAATGGAATTATGATAGCGTTCCACTTTAGGCCGTTGACTATTCGCAGTAGTCAACGGTCTTTTATTTTGTCAACAATTCCCAAATACTGATTACAGCAGCGGTGGTTACACATCCGGCAAAGAAATCACTGTGGTCAATCAGATCCACCAGCTTTTTGCCAAACCAATCAAGTGCTTTTCCGATTGCAGTGCCGTACACATACAAACAGGCATAAATCATGCAATAAATACTGTGTAGGACGCTGTGTTGCGTAGGTTTGTAGTATTTCACGTTCTCACCCCCTTGCTAACTGCGATATGTCAGCCATAGCTTGTCGCAGTTTATTCAGTTCCTCTCGCATTTCATTGTTTTCCTGCGTCAGTTTGTGCCGCTCCCATGCGGTTAATCCTTTGGTATCTTCGTCCAGCGATTCCAACTGCACAACTTCCTGCGCTGAATACCTAACACCTGGCATATTGATTAGCCTGTGCAGTTTGCCGTCTGTTTCCATCGTGCGGATAGCCGAACGTGACAACCCCCAACGGTTAATTAAATCCTCTACTGTGTAAACTGTTCTCATGGTTACATTAATCCTTAATAAGTTCGTCAATGGACACGTGGAAATAATCGGCAACCTTTTTTAAATTGGTTACAGACGGAACAACCGTACTCCACTTGTAAATAGTGCCGCTGCCAAAGCCTAATTCTTTTTCCAATTTGCCAATATTTGTTTCATTCTTTTCACAAAGCAGCTTAATTCTTTCCAATAACATCAATTTCACCCCTTTCTATTGACATAAGGCTGAAAATATTCTAAAATACTAACACAACAAGGAATATTTTCAGTTTCCCAGACAGAAAAATATTCAAAAACCAAACATAGCACTGTGTCAGCATGAATATTTTCAACCTCATGCTTATTTTACATGAATATTTTCATGTTGTCAAGTGCAATTTTGGAAATTTTTCATGTAGGTGAGTATTATGTTAACGGAAAAAATTAAAGAATTGTGCAAGTCGCATGGAATCAGCGTTCCCAAGCTTGAGGACGCTCTTGGGTTTGGTGCAGGAACGATTTCAAAATGGAAAACATCTTCACCAAGCGCAGACAAAATTAAGAAAGTAGCGGAATATTTTCATGTTTCAACTGACTATTTATTAAATGTTGACAGTTCCGGTTACTACACCAACGAAGAAACCGCAAAGCTGGCGCAGGACGTGTACGACAACCCTGATTTACGCATTTTATTCGATGCATCCAGGGATTTAAGGCCGGAAGACATTCGGTTTGTAGTTGACATGATCAATCGCATGAAACGAGGTGGTAACAACGAATAGGATAATTTATATGGATATGCCGTGCCGCATTAAAGCACTGACCTGTCAAGATGCAGACGGCTATCAGACAACAATCATTAACAGCAGACTATCTTGTGAGCAAAATATTAAGTCTGCAATGCACGAACAAAACCACGCAAATGATTTTTCAAATACTGTTAACGTCAATGAATTAGAGTCAATCCGGCACAAGGAGTAGCCATCATGCAAACCAATACAACCTATCGCAAGAAAGACGGATCATGGCAAATCATAGTTTCCTATAAACTCGGCAACCAGTGGAAACAAAAAAGTCGGCAAGGTTTCGCAACCAAGGCGGCAGCTAAAGAAGCAGAAGCTTCTATTTTAAAATCTATCAAATCCATGCCAATGCCGGTAGAAAAATCACTGGCTAACATTACGCTGACGGACTTCTGCAAGGAATACCTTGCCAATAAAAAATCTATTTCGTGGGGAACAAAATACGTCTATACTCATGCTGTTAAATCACTTAACAGCCTTGCTGATAAGCCGATGCGTAATATTACGTTCCTGGATTTACAGAAAGCCGTCAGAGAATGGCATATCGCACCGTCTACACAGCACGAATACCGAATTAAACTGCGTGTTCTGTTCAAAGCGGCTATTAAACCCTATGGCATTATCACTGACAACCCTATGGCAGATGTAGAAATAGAGAAATCACGCAAAGACAAAAAGAACAAAGCAATTCCAGAGGATATCATGCAGGAAATATTAAGCAAAACCAAACTGCGTGTAACTTATATTGCACTCCGTATTGCCCAGCTTACCGGTGTAAGGCGTGGAGAATTGCTTGCGCTGACATGGAATGACTTCGATTTCGCCAATCTTACTGTTACCATCAACAAACAATTAGTACTTATCGACAGACGGCAACGTGAACTAGTATCCTACACAAAGTCTGCTAACGGATTCCGTGAGATCCCAATTCCGGCTGTCCTTGCCAAGGAACTCAAAGCATACCGCATGGAGACTCCGTTGTCCATCACAGGCCAAGTGTTTCCAAAACCGCTGGCTGTTTACGACAACATGATTTATAAGTTAAGCAAATACCACTACTCTCCTCATGCTTTGCGGCACACCTATGCGTCCAAACTGTTGGCAGAGGGCGTTGACATCCAAACCATAGCGGCCTTACTTGGTGATACTGTAGAAACTGTAACCAGGACTTATGTTCACTACACCGATGAGATGCGGAAAACCGCAAACGAGAAGATACAAAAAATTTTTGCGTAAATTTTTGACGAATTCTTTTGCCGTTCACATAAGAATCTGTCAACCATGCGGATGGAGTGCATTTTCGTAATATTTCACAAAAACTTTTCATCCGTGCTTTTGGTTGTATGCCAATGTGTTTCGTTGTAGTAATTATGGAATTTTTATTTCCACAATGTTTTTCATTGCATTTCTTTGTGTTCTCATTTTTTGCCGTTTTTTTGCCGTACCCCTAATTTTTCTGTGCAAAATTATGTACTTTCACCATGTACACAAATACGCCATCGAACGCACTGTAACACTTTACACTTTTTAAAAATGTTACACTCATTTTCTCTATTTTTGTAACTCTACAAAATGTTACACTTTTTGCAATTTTTCTCCATTCCGTAGAAAGGGTGTTACACTTTTTCCTAATAGGCCGACCCACTGCGGGGGTGCCGACCGTGCGTGGCCTGCCCCTGGTGGGTAGTACCTTAAAGTTAACTCTAACTCTAACTCATTGTTAACTTCAAGTTAGCTTCAAGTTGACTTTACTTTCATTAGATTGTCATATTGTAAAGTATGTATAATAGTATAAGACAATTGTATGTATATAATGAATACTATAAAATAATGTAA